CCGAGCAGGCGGTAGACAACGAACCCATTGTAAACAGCAGCAAGAATAGCCCACGCAGCGTTTCGTCATCTGCGTCTGCATCGCACAGCATTGCCGGAGGAGGTGCTTGCAGCGGCAGTCGCGCAATTGGGAAACGCAACCAGCAGTTTTACTTGCCGGACGGGTGCGTGAAGCTTCTCCACACGAGCATTGACCCGACCTGCAGCGACAGTTCACTCGACGGAGGCGGCACGAATGGTGCATCGCATGCTCACAAGTGGCACGGCCGATACGATAAGTCGAAAAACACAATTATGCGGACCACCACCGAATACGATGCTCCCGATTCAGTCGACATTGCGGAATATGAAACGTTGTCGCATTTCGCACAGGAACATGATAAAGAGTGTTGGGGCAACGACTATACCCCATCAAACACGCACAATGTTTGGAAGAATCTGAACTTTTTATATTTCAATACCGTGACACTCAAATGGGAACCGCTGAATAAACTCAGGTAGTTCAGGTAGTAGTGTAGTAATCGTAGTCGTAATGCAACCTCATACGCCTCCTCGCGGAGTGTAAGATGTAGGCATCTCATGCGGTTTCAGTTTTTTGAATAAATGCTTCAAGTAAATAAAAATACGCGCATTGTGCGGCGGTTGCATGGATACGATGTGGAAATACCGGTGCTCACAATCGTCGTTCGGGCGCCCGTCGGGTTCAGACTCCACTAGCGAGGACTGTTCGTTCAGCATCCCTGGCGGATAATACGCGGTCTGAATGTCGTCCGTGTAGCGAATGAGGGGTTCTTGGTCCGACAAGTAAACAGCGCACCGGTAAATGGCAAAGCCGTTAAAGGCTGAAAGCACCGGGAGCAGCTCGTCGCCGCGCATTATTGCATGCGTGATGAAGCGGTCAAATGCGTACCGCATTCGGCTCAGCACCTCCCACCATCCGCGTTTGAAATGAAAAAAACTGTGAACATATGGTGCAAACGACAGCGCCCACATGTCATAATAGCCAGCTTCGCGCAAAAAGGATACGCTGTCCCACTGGTCCTGTATCCGCATAGCACCTCGAAGTACGTCCGTATCGATGGGGCCGATGCACGCATAATCATTAAAGTCCATGAAGGCAAAATGAGAGAAAGATACACCGGTTGACTTAAGCCCACGAAGGTGGTCTAGAAACGAGTTGCGGGCGTGACCGATGTTTCGTTGACGCACGGGTTCCCATGGGCGGGTATTTGGAATGAAGTCCACCACGGCGTTCGGTACAATGTTTTTAAAGCTGTGTATTACGGATGCAATATAGTTGAGCGTATCGTCGCGATGCTCGTAAACGAACGTAAACTGAAGCCTGGAAAAAATATTAGACTTGTAGATTTTAACCAAATTCGAGAAAAGATACGAAATCCCGTTTTTATTTTTGAAGAGGCACATGCCGATACATAATGTAGGTGAGTCATTCTCATTCATATGCGTCATGTTACTATTGTGACTAGTGACTATTGGATTACTGATTGGGTTATATGTGAATATGTTAGTGTATTATTTGTTACGTTTTTAATATGAAATATTTAACAAATAATAAAAATAACTTGTTTGGACCAGTTAAAAAAGTGTTAGCACGCACATCATACCATACATCCCATACACATACACATACACATTGTTTCTTACTGGTATCCGTATTCCCGTTGCTGGCCCGTTCCCGTTAAGCGTCAGGTTCAATCCACCGGTTTTCAGCTTCGTTGAACCAACGCCCGATTATGGTTCCCGTGCATCGCGTAAAGTATGGGTCACAAATGTGCGGAGGATATCCGCAGCTTGTGCACCAGGGTTCGCAGATGATGTAAGCGGGGTTGGCTTCGGCTTCGGTTTCGTGTTCGGGGTTAATACGATTTTTTATTCCGCATGTGTCATACATGTAACGTTGTTCGGTTGCACTTGCCATAATACTGATGTCTGATGGGTTGGTTTCGCTGCGTGTGTACTGTATATAGCATGCGAAAAGAAAATCAATTTTTAACCAGACAAATTAGGATGGTCAAAAATCCGGTTATGAAAAGTATGACTATATATTAACATATTATATTATATATTATATTAGTTAGTTAGTTAATTAGTTAATTAGTTAATTATTTGCATAGATGCAACGACTTGACCATCTTAAAACCGGCGACCTCATTTTATGCGACGACCTTGAATACGGGGACTGGGGGTTGTTCAGCTGGTTCATTAAATTCATGTCGCGAAGCGACTTCTCTCATATTGGAATGGTTGTAAAGGACCCCGATTTCACCGACCCGCCGCTAAAAGGCACGTATTTGTGGATGTCCGGTTCGTCAAAAGTTCCCGATTCGGAAGACGGTGTGAACAAATTCGGCGTCCAGTTTGTCCCGCTTGACGACTATATAAACGGGTACGGTGGCAAGTTGTACGTTCGAAAACTGCACTGTTGGAAATACGATGAACTGTTCACCAAAAAGAATCTTGCGAGTGTACACAAAGTGGTGTACGATAAACCGTACGACCTTGTTATCGCGGACTGGATTGAAGCCTACTGTAAAAAGGACCCGAACCCGCAAAAAACATCCCGGTTCGTGTGCAGTGCATTTATCGGCTACATTTATACGAAGCTCTCGCTTTTGCCCGAAGATACGGACTGGAGCATTTTGTACCCCAGTTTCTTTTCTAGTGAAAATCGAGACTTGCAGTTGCTGCATGATGCATCCCTCTCTCCGGAGGAAATTATTCACGACTGACTGACTGACTAGGAATTGACACTGGCGTTAGTAGTGGCGGCTGTAGGTTGTGGATTAGAATGGCTCTTCTTGTACTGCTCCCATGAAATGTTCTTTGGCGCTGCCTTTGTGGTTGCGGCTCGTTTTGCCTTGTCGGCATACTTTTTATCCAAATGCTCCGACTTGCGCAGCGCGCTGTCGACGTAAATCTGTTTCAACAGCTTGCCGACTTCGAACGACCCCTCGTGCTGGTCCAGTTTTCCCGTCTCAATCAGCTTCAAAATAACGAGCAGTTTAGAGAGAATTCCCAAATCAATTTCGTCTTTTTTCAACTTGTTAAAAATGTCGGTGTAGTTGGTAAACAAAAAGGAGCAGCGTGATGTGCAAATGGCGTCAAACTGCTGAGGGTTCGATAGCGCCAGTCGGGCGTACTCTTTTTTTAATTTAAGCATGGTTTCCACATCGGCGCGAATGGCGTCGCTGTGTTGCAGCTCGCGTATTTTACTTGTATTGTCCTTGGCATCGCTGCTGTTTGCCAATATGTTGCGCAGGTTCAGTCGGTCGGTCTCGTCCATGGTTAGGTAGGTTGCTATTGCTGTAAAATTAATTTATATAAAATAAAATCTTTATTTTAAATACTAATATACTATATTAAATTATAAACATAAAACCCCATAAACTATTAAAACATAAAAGATGTCAATTGAAAAAACGGTCAATGACTTAACAACAACCAATTGGTATACCAAATTTACCAAGTATGGCACCGCCTCATCGGAGCCGTACACGGGAACCGACCCCGATGTGGAACTTCGACTAGTAAACGGAGACGATAGGATGGGAGGAGGTATCACGTATACCGGCTTCAAAATAAACCCGGACCTGAATTCATTCGAATTTAATATGGAAGTAAAATGGTCGCCTACCAAATCCACCGGAGGAGACTACTATCAAATTCAATTTGGAAACACGATGTCAACGAGCATACTATTTCACTTTTGGAGTGGATACAACGTCCCGTCACCCCCGGCGACCCCCAATCCATTGTTATCTGGTAAGGGAGTTTATATATTAAACTCAAGTGGTCAACCTGTTATAAAAAGCACCATCCCGCCAAGCACTGATGGCGCCGGCAGCGACCAGTGGTTTCCAGTGACCATTTCATACAATAAGAACGCCGTCAATACATGGACAGTAACGTCGTGCGGAGTTACAGTGTTGACGTATACTGACCCCAACGTGGACACTTGGCAGCAGGTTGATAATAACTTGGGAGTGAACGTGCATGCTCATTCCGGAGGCGGCCTTCAAATGAGGGCATGGGTTCGTCGGTTGGTTCTCACGTACAAGGCCATGTTTCCCATTCTAACCGCGAACACGTCGCTGATGCCCAAAAAATTCTACCCGTCGGCCGACGATTCCACTTTTTCAGGTAACCGCGCCGCTTACACGCGCGTACTGTACCCCCAAATTACCAGCTCTGGCAGTGCCGGGAGCGCTGCCGAAATAACAAAGCGCAACCTGGTTTATGGCCGGCGCGATGCCGCCTCCCGTGTGGAACGCTTAAAAACTCAAGCCATTGGCAAGAGCTCCATGCGGTTGAAAGAAACCGAAGAACTGAGTTTCAAAGCGCCGAACGTGAACGATGTACGCGATGCGCTTCGACGGTCCAGGTCGCACGGATACGTGGTGAATCAAAAAAACAATTAAATTAATATTATCCAAACGTGGACTCCTGGAAAATTTCAATGTACATGAACCCGTCGTCCATTTTTTCTTCCGCGTAAATGGTGCCCATAAGTGCGGATGTTGGATGCAGGCGGTTGTTTATAAACGCGAACAGAGCGAACTCGGGTCTGAGCGACATGTTTTTTCGAATCACGAACATGAACTGCGCCAGGGTGAGGTCATACGGAACTGCGAACTTGTTTTTTGGAAGGGGGTGGTCACGTTGAAGCGCTTCGCTGCATTCCACAATTACCGGAATTCGGTTCGGGTGCTCATTTACAATGCGGTCGGCTACGGTTTTACGGTCCTGAAACGATACTCGGTCTTTATACTTCATGTCGATGTCGGAAAGCTTATATTATCTAATAACTTTAATAAATAATATAATTCTATATTTCTATAATTCTAATATTTTTTTTTAGATTGTTTATTTGTTTATTTGTTTATTTACCGGTTGACTTACTTTTTCTTATGCTTTTTATGCTTAGAGCCCTGACTGGGGTCAACGGGTTCATACCCGGTAAGTTTAGAGTCGGTTGCACTATTAGAGGC